CGCTGCATCTGCCAGGTGATCTGGTCGAGCACGCAGCCCGAGTACATCGCGTAGCGGGGCACCTCCGGCATGCCGGTCTCGATCGACATCGAGGGCAGCGTCCAGGACCCCGATTGGAACTCGTGGGTGTAGGGCGCCTCCACACCCGTCGTCGTGGGCGCACCGAAGGCCGCCTTCAGCCAGAACCCCAAGGCCTCCGCGTCGAGCGGCACGACCACGTCGCCATCGGCCGTGACCGCGTCCTTGATCGGGGCCAGCGGGTCGCGGCCGTAGCCCAGCAACTCCGAGTTCAGCAGCGGCTGCTCTGCGCCGAGCGAGGTGCTGGCGAAGGGCATGCGGGTGAAGCCGCTGGCGGGCGGCGTTCCATAGGTCGTCTCGAACGCAAGCGCCATCAGCGCCCGCGCCCCCTGGGCTCGTGCCATGGTGTTCTCCTCGGATTGTTGGGGTCAGGCCAGTGGGTCGGCTGTGGAATAGTGCAGGATCACCGGGATCACGGCCGCCTTGAGGCTCGCCGCGCCCTCAACCGGCAGATCGACCGGGCGCGGCGCTTCCGCCTCGACCCAGTCGCAGAGCCCGCCCAGCTTGCGGTCGGTGGCGATGGCCGCGCCGATGCTGGCGGTCAGCGTGTCAAAGGCGGCGTCACGGTCGGCGCCCTGAACGACGGCCTCGATCTCGGCCCGGTGCTGGTAGTGGTAGGCCAGCGGCGACAACGTGACCTCGGGCTCCCCCGGCTCCCCGTCGCGCAGGATGAGCAGCCCCGCACCAGGGACACGCTCGGGCAGCACATCGCCTCGGAGCGCAGTCGCAGGCAGCGCCGAAAGCCGCGCGTGCAGCGCGGCGAGGATGGTTTCGCGATGAGTGGGCATGGAGCGTCCGGTTGATTCTGGAGTTGCACGAGCGCTGCTCGCTTGACCTTTGCAATTCTTGACAGTTTCAGAGCGTTTCCGGTAACTGGACCCATGGGGATTGCGAGCTCCCCACGAGGCGCCAGCCGAAGATCGCGTTCCTGTTCAACCCCGGCGACGGAGGAACGCACATGCCTGCGCCCAATGCCATTTCGTTCGACAAGCTCACCCGCATCATCGGAACCCCCCGCGCGCCGCTCCTGCTCGACGTGCGGTCCGAGGAGGATTTCGCCGCAGACCCACGGTTGCTCCCTGGCGCCGTACGGGTCGACGACCAGGCGCTCGCCGCCCTCGCGCCACAGCTCGGCGGCCAGCCTTCGATCGCCGTCTGTCAGGCCGGCCATCGGCGCTCTCAGGGCGCGGCCGCCTGGCTGCGCGCCGAGGGCTGCCCTTCGGAATATCTCGAGGGCGGGTTCGAAGCATGGCGCTCGGCCGGACTGCCCCTGATCGATCCGGCGAAGTTGCCCGCGCGCGATGCGCAGGGCCGCACCATATGGGTCACCCGGTCGCGCCCCAAGATCGACCGCATCGCGTGTCCCTGGCTGATCCGGCGCTTCCTCGATCCCCGTGCCATCATCCTGTTCGTCGCGCCTGCCGAGGTGGTGGGCGTCGCCGAACGCTACGAGGCAGCGGCCTTCGACATCGAGGGCGTGTTCTGGAGCCATCGCGACGAGCTCTGCACCTTCGACGTGATGCTGGCCGAATTCGGCCTGACCATTCCGGCGCTCGACCGGCTCGCGACCATCGTCCGCGGGGCGGACACCGCCCGGCTCGACCTCGCGCCCGAGGCGGCGGGGCTGCTGGCTGCGTCGCTTGGCCTGTCGCGCATGTATTCCGACGATCTGGAACAGCTCGACGCCGGCATGCTGCTCTACGACGCCTTCTATCGCTGGGCACGGGACGCCACCGACGAGACCCACAACTGGCCGACCAACAAGCCGAAGCCAGAATGATGCAGGACCGCGCTTACCCCACTCTGGCCGAGGCCACCCGGACCTGGGCCCGCATTGGCCTCCTGAGCTTCGGCGGCCCAGCCGGACAGATCGCGCTCATGCACCGCATTCTCGTCGAGGAGCAGCGCTGGCTGGGCGAGAAGCGGTTCCTGCACGCGCTGAACTACTGCATGCTGCTGCCGGGGCCGGAGGCCATGCAACTCGCCGTCTATATCGGCTGGCTGATGCACCGCACGCTCGGCGGCATCATCGCGGGCGTCCTGTTCGTGCTGCCCGGCGTCGTGGCGATCATGGCGCTGAGCTGGGTCTACGCGCTCTACGGCAATGTCGGGCCTGTCGAGGCGCTGTTCTTCGGCCTCAAGGCGGCGGTGCTCGCTATCGTCGTCCAGGCCGTCATCCGCATTGGATCGCGCGCGCTCAGGAACGGGGCGATGGTCGCCATCGCCGCCGCCTCCTTCGTGGCGATCTTCGGTTTCGCGGTGCCGTTTCCGCTGATCATCCTGATCGCTGGCCTGATCGGGTTCTTCGGGGCCCGGGCAGACCTGCCGGCGTTCCGGGGCGGCGGCGGCCACGGCAAGGTGGGCAAGGTGCAGGTCGATGACGCCGACACCCTGCTGGGCGAGGAGTCGCCCGACCACACGCAGGTCAACCGGGCGTGGGCGTTTCGCATCTCGGCGGCGTTCCTCGCGCTTTGGCTGGTGCCGGTAGCCCTGCTGTTCGCCTTTCTCGGCCCTGCCAATGTCTTCTCACAGATAGCTGGCTTTTTCAGCGTGATGGCCGTCGTGACCTTCGGCGGCGCCTATGCGGTGCTGGCATATGTCGCGCAGGAGGCGGTGCAGAACTACGGCTGGCTCGCTCCCGGCGAAATGCTGGACGGGCTTGGCATGGCGGAGACCACGCCCGGCCCGCTGATCATGGTGACGCAATTCGTGGGCTTCATGGGCGCGTTCCGAGAGGCGAGCGGCCTGTCGCCCCTGATCGCGGCAACGCTTGGCGGGCTGTTAACGACGTGGGTTACCTTCGTTCCCTGCTTCCTGTGGATCTTCCTCGGCGCGCCCTTCATCGAGCGTCTGCGCGACAACGCGGTGCTCACAGCCGCGCTGACGGCGATCACGGCCGCAGTGGTGGGCGTGATCCTGAACCTCGCCGTCTGGTTCGGTCTGCACGTGGTATTCGACGAGGTGCGGACCATCGCATCCTTCGGGCTCGACCTTGATGTCCCCGTCTGGTCGTCACTGAACCTGTCGGCTGCGGCGCTGGTGCTGGCCGCTCTTGTGGCGGTGTTTCGGTTCGGGCTTGGGGCGGTGACGGTCCTTGCCGGCTGCGCTCTGGCGGGCATGGCGCTGGCGCTGATGGGCCTGACCTGAAGCATCCGTCGCAATGGGATCGACTATATCTTCGCCTCCACCCAGTTCGCCACGATCAACCCCGGCACACTGTCCAAGGCCCGGTCCGCATCTCGCGCCAGGTCTAGCCGCTTCGGCAGCTTGACCTGCGGCACCAGCAGGAAGATCGGCGCGGTGACCTTGCCGCGTCGGGTCTTCGAGCGAGACACCACCGCCTGGCCCTTCGTGTTCAGCCGGCCCTCCGCCACCAGCAGGCTCGGTCCGGTGCGACGATAGACGAAGCGCAGGCGCAGGCCACGGCGGCGCTCCCATTCGCCGGGCGTGATCCGGCCGCCGCGTAGGGACTTGCCTGCGGCAGGCAGCGGGATCGCCAGCCAGAACCCGTTCTTCGAGCGGATCAGCGGACCGGTGTCATGGGCACCGACGATCACCGGCGCCTTGGACCAGACCAGCGCCGCGGCGTCGAGGCTCTCGCCCGACCTCGGGAAGGTCTGGCTCCGGATCGAGTTGGCGAGCCGGGTGCCAAGGCCCGCGCCGGTGATCTGCAACCGCCACGCGGTCTTCAGCCCGGTCCCGGCCTCGCGCATGGCGGCCGTGACAGCGCGCTCCCCGGCCGTGATCTCCGCCTGCATCATCGCGACGATGTCGGGATCGATGTCGAGATTCAGCTTCATGCAGGTATCAGATACACAGTCCAGGCTAGCCGCTCGCGGTCGCGGACGGGCTCGCCCTGGACCAGGAAGGCGTCGCCGTCGATCTCGAGCCTGTCGCCCGGGCGCGGGTTCGCCACCTCTGCGACCAGCAGATCGATGCGGGTCGTCTCGGACCAGAGCCGGGCATCGCCGAACTCGGTGACGGCGTCAGCACGCCGGGCGACGACGCGCACCAGTACGGGCGCGCCGCCGTCAGCGATGTAGACGGCATCCCTTCCGATGTTCGGATCGGCGAAGAGGGCACTGAGGGCGACCGCGAAGGCGGACATCAGGTCCGCCGCGCGCTGCGCAGCACCTGCGGGCGGGTGCAGATCGGCAGCGGATTGCTCTCGATCTCCAGCCGCACCCACTCGTCGCGATCACGATCGGGGATGGTACGTGCGTAGAGCGGCTGGCCGAGGGTGTTGACCGTCTCGAAGGTGTCGGCGGGCGCGTAATAGATCTCGAACAGCCCCTCGATGCCTTCCGGATAGAAGTACGCCTTGTCGGTCGGCACGCCGAAGCCGACGCCGCCCCTGTAGCGGCGGAAGGTGATGCCGCCGAAGCTGACCTCGTCGGCGACGCGGCCCCGCAGATCGGCCGCCGCGGCGGTGTTGAGATAGGTCTCCCGCACCTCTTTGTGGGCCACGAGATCGGCGAAGAAGGCCGAGCCGCATTCGGCACGGATCTGCACGGCCCCGGCCGAAAGCCCGCCCATCGACTCCTCGACGCTCTCGATCAGTGCCTGGCAGCGCTTGCGCAGCGCCCCCGATGCCGGGCTTGCGTTGTCGAGATCGAAATCGATCTCGGCCGCCGGCGTGATGCCGAACTCGGTGAAGTAGTTCACGACCGTGGCGTGGTCCTTCGGGTCCTTCACCAGCCCCTGGATGCCGTTCAGGAGGTGGTATTCGAAGGTCGTCTCGGCGTCCTGGCGGAGCTTCCTGAGCCGATAGGCCACCTCGGTCTGCACCTGCTGGGTGGCGCTTTCCGAGCCGAAGTCGCGGACGGACTGGATCTCGGAGGCCCAGAGCACGTCCTGCTTCTTG